GCGAGGCTTGCAGTACCTGCTGACGGCGGCTCGGCTTGGCTTGGCTCTGTACCTTCGCTTGCATTCCCATGTCCTTGCTCCAGTGTTTGGGGGGGTATGAGCAAACAATACGCAAACGAATTAAATCAGTCAATACCTTTTTGAATTATTTTTAGCAAAAAGAAACCCGCCATAGCGGGTCTCGTTGTTTTTGCTAGATTTTTGTATTGGTTACAAAACACCTTTTGGGGGCTTTGCATCCAGTACACGACCGATAAGATGCCATTCGTTGCGCATCTCAATCATTTCAAAGTCGGCGTTTAACGCCTTAAGATACTCTTTGCCACCGTCGCGCAAATAGCGCTTAAAGGTGGTTTCCCCGTCATTATTAGCTGCAATGTAGTATTTGCCGCTAATAATGTTAAAGCCTTCCGGCTGTACTAGCACCCGCGTTCCTTCTGGAAAGCTAGGGGAAGTCGGCGCGGTCATTGAGTCGCCATCAATGGTGAGCCAGTATCCGCGTTCGCCCGCATTTTCGGTGGAATACAGCCATTCTTCCGCGCCTGTTCCGGCGTTTACACTGCTTATTAGTGGATATTTATAGTAACGCTGGGGCTGCACCTCTACGGGCAGCACGTTGTTAATGCCCGCCTTTTCACCATTCCAAAGCCAAGCAGAGCTAACCCCTAAGGCTTTTGCGACAGCCTCTACATTGTCTTGCCTAGGGTTTTTGGACTCGCCTGTAACGATGCGGTGAATGGTGGGCTGGCTTACGCCAGACCTTCGGCCTAGCTCGCCTTCCGAAAGGCCGCGCTCGCTCATTAGCGCAGCAAGCCTCTCCCCGATTTTCATTGCAGTCTCTCCTATGCGTTTACGTATAAAAGAGTATTGCAATGCTTAATCCGTTAGCGTATTGTTTGCTAATCCGATTACGCATAGATTGATTATGACTATCCCCGAAATGCTTTCCGCCCTGTTTTCATCTGGGATGTCTCAAAACGCCATTGCAGATAAAGCCGGTGTAAGTCAGCCCACTATTTATAGAGCTTCTAAAGGCGCTGCGCTTTCTTATCGCGCTGGGAAAGTTATTGAGGCGTTGTACTTGGAAATGAGGAAAGCCCGCCGCCTAGACGAAGCCTCAAGCGGCGCGGTTTCTAGGCATGAATTGAGGCCGGATAGTTTTGGAACGCAAGAAAGGGAGGCAAGCCATGCCTAATGCTACTTACACGCCCTCACTTGCTGAAACCGTTCAGCAGCAAGGCCGCGAATGGGATGAATACAAAGAAGGCGCTAATCAGCTTTTCCAGGATTTTGCACAGCGGCTTTTCGCTCTAGAAGACTTAGCCAATGCGCTAAGTCGTCGTTTATCAGTTCTTGAAAAGCAGGCGGGTAGTTGCGCTGCTCTAGCGGATTTGGGTGCAGCATGCGCAGGTCGTGCATGAGCCTCTTTGCTGCGTCCGATTTGGAGCTGAATGCTTGCAGCAATTCTTGCGGCTTGGGGTGCGTCTCAATGAGTGCCTGTAGCACTAAATGCACTACCGCTTGCCGCCCTGCATCTAATCCGCGTAATTGGTCGCGCGTAAAAGGCTTTTCGCTTTCCATGATTTTGCTCTCCTTGAGCTGTTTTGTGTCGAAGCTCGCAGCTTATCAAAAAGGAGAGCGCCTATTCGCCCGCCGCCTAGACGAAGCCAGCCAAGGCGCGGTTTCTAGGTATGAGTTGAGGCAGGATGGTTTCGGGCAATCGCTGCCATCGCAACAGGAAGCTAGTCATGCTTGAGCATTTAACGGATGTCAATTTGCTGGGACGCGTGGTTTCTGTGCAATGGGTGGATAGTTCGCGCGAGGAAGGCTGGACGCGGCAAGCGCCGGAAACGTTAAAGGATTTGCGCTGCCAATCAGTCGGTCGCGTGTTTGCCTTCGAGGAAGGCGTTTTGACGCTGGCCGGTCACTGGACGCTAGAGGAAAACCCGCAGCGCTGCGGCGGTATGGCTATTCCAGCTAAGGCCATTTCTACACTGCGGGTGCTCGAATGAACCGGACTTATTTTTTCTTGCCCTGCGGTTTGTCTGGCGCTTGGGTTAGCGCTGAACCGGCTAGGGTTTTGGCCGTTTTAGAGGCTTTGGGGTTGCTTAAGGTTTTGCCAGCAATCGAGGCTACGCGAGAACTGGTTTTTTCATTCTTCGCCATGAGCTTTATTCCATTAAAACGCGCGAAATTGCGCTTGCCCAGTATACCGGCAGCCCGCCGCCTAGACGAAGCCAGTGCTGGCGCGGTTTCTAGGCATGAGTTGAGGCAGGATGGTTTTGGAACGCAAGAAAGGGAGGTCATACATGGCTAGCGAAGAAAGCAAGGTTTTAACCGGCGAGGCGCTTAAGCCTTGTGCGGATGACGTACTTAATCTCGCTATGCAGCTTGCTCAATACAACGGCGGCAATTTAAGCGCCGCTGTTTTTGATGTGTTAAACGCTATTGCTCGTCTGAATGAGGCACTGGCTGCGCCTCATCCCTGCATCCCCAATTATGGACTAACCGCTAGCGAAGTCCTCGCCCAAGCAGGTCTTCTATCCGGCGCAGGTGATAGTCCTGTGTCTTTAGTTGAGCCTCAAGAGCTTCCACCTGTTGCGTCAGCGCCAAAAGTCCTTGCTGGGTGTTCCACGTGATGGGGTCGTTCTGCGCATTAAGGCGCTTGAGGTTGTCGTTAAAGAACTTCTTGGCGTTCATCGTTTCGCTTCCTTTTGGGTTGCTGCGTTTGTGGAAATTCCAGCTTAGCAAAAGAGAGGCATTTTTATTCGCCCGCCGCCTAGACGAAGCCAGCGCTGGCGCGGTGTCTAGGCATGAATTGAGGCCGGATAGTTTCGGTAATCAATTAACACTTAATCAGGTGCAATAAAATGAATGAATCAAATGAAATCAAACAACGCCTTGCTTATCTTGAGCAAAGACAAGCAGAGGCCGATAAACAAAGCAAAGAGTGGGTCGATAGCGCTAATCAGAGGTTTCAGCGTTTTCGCGCTTACGTAGCGCGGAAACTAAAAAGCCCGACCAGTCATAGCCATGCAAATAAGCACGACGCTTTGCCGGTGGTTCAGTGTTAAGCGCTTCTGGGCTGGGATAGGTCGCTACCATGCTGTTATTAAACGCTCGCAGTAATGCCTTGGGGTTTGGGTGGGTTTCCGCTACGGCATACGCAAAAGCAAAAAGAATGTCCAGCATGGCTTCATTTAAATGCGGCTTATCTTCTGGCTGTAGAACTAAGTCGTTTTCTTCATTCATGCCCGTCTCCGGTTTAGTGTGTGGCTTAGGAACTTCACACTCTAGCAAAAGACGGGCACCCCTTTTAAAAGAGGTCATTCGTCATGATTGAACTTGTCGCGCATTTAATCCTTCTTGTGGGCTGCGGCATGGTAGGCGCGGCGATTTATGACTTATTACACAAGGATTAAATCATGCAAGCGAGCAAGCCTTTTTCTGAACTGACATTAAACGAGCGCCGCGCGTATTTAAAAGCGGTTAAGTAGTTAGCGTTACAAGGAGTGTTTTATGGGCAGTTTGCAGCAGTTCAATAAGGCTATTTTTAGTCATTCGGCTTTGGCGGATTATGAAAAAGCCTGTGCACTTATCGCGCAATGTGCCGCCGTGGATGCCGTCGCTACGATTAAAGACGGTGTGGAGCGTCATCAGGCTTACTCTAGGCAAGCACAAAACCTGCAAACCGAAGCGGAATTATTCAAAATCCGTATGCGGGCTGAACGCAATGCTGGCGAGGAGCTGTTAGCGTTAAAGGCCGCTGGATTGTTGCAATCAGGCCGCCCTAGCAATAATGGTACTAAAAACGAACCGTTTATTTGCGATGAAAATCAACAAGTTAAAAAAATAACTTTGGCCGATTTAGGCAAAAATAAAAAAACGTCCGCCTATCAACAAGCCTGCGCTGCCATGCCTAAAGAAGAGTTCGAGGCCAAAGTAGAACAGGCGGCACAGCAAATTGCTCAAGGCAAGCGCAGCAATAAGTTGCTGCCCGTTGCCGCCGAAAAACCGCGCAAGAAAGCACCCGTCATTGAGCATAAGGAAGAGGCTGAAATAGCGCAATGGGATACGAACGGCGAAACCTTCCAGTCGCTCTATGAGCAAGAGGCTGCTGAAAATGCCGAAAAGGCCGAAACTATCCATAGGCTAGAGGCCAGGGTTAAGGCGCTAGAAGCAGAAAATGCCGCGCTTAGGGCTGGCGCGGCTGATGCGGTTAATGCTGAGCTTGGAGAAAAAATCGCGGCACTTGAGGCTCAAGTTGAGGCGCTTGAACGCGATAACAAAGCGCTAACCACACAGCGCGACCACTTCCAAGGCGAATTTGCCGACCGCCAAAGTAAGCTCAACTGGTGGAAAGAGGAATACAAAAAAGTCTGCAAAGCCACCGGCTATGAGCGCCCTAAAAAAACCTCGACCTATTGCACCGGTACTGGCTACAGCGACCCCAACGACCCTCGCGCAAAACCGCTGCCGCCGATGGAAGGTGCACCCCAAAAAGACCTTGCGCAGCAGCTCGCTCAAGAAAAAGCCGCTGCGAATGCGCAGCAAAAAGAGGCTAACGCTTGGCTCGAACAAAATAACCTGCCCGCTGATGACGGCTATCAATTCAACGGCAAGCAGGCATCTGCGCAAGCTACGCGCGAAAAGTTCGCCGATAAAAGGCCACAAGCAGAACCCGCCAGTGAAGAACGGGGAAAAATCGACTGGAAGGCGATGGGTAGAAATCACGGCAACCGCGAAGCTCAAAAAGGCATCCTTGAGGCGGCCGGTTATCCCCGCGAATACGACTATTACAACCCGTCGCCCGATGAAGTGATTAACGCTTGGGGCGACCTCGCAAAATGAAACCGCTCGCCCTCTACGACTATCAGCAAGCCTTGCTGGATAAGCTGCGCAGCGCGATTGCGTCTGGGCACAAAAGCATCATGCTCTACGCCTCAACCGGCGCAGGTAAGTCGGTCATGGCCGCTGCCTTGTTGCAGGCATGCGCGAATAAAGGCAACCGCTGCGCGATTGTGGCCGATAGGCGCATCCTCTGCGAACAGTTAAGCGCAACCCTCGATAGTTACCGTATTAGTCATGGTGTGCTGATGGCGGGGCATTTTCGCTTTCGTCCGGCTGAAAAAATCCAAGTGTGCAGCGCTCAAACCCTAGAGGCACGCGGCGATTTGCCCAATATTAAGCTGCTGATTATTGATGAGGCGCATTGCACCCGTAAGCAATTAAGCGAGTTTATTCAAAATAAGCCGGATGATATTTGCATTATTGGTTTATCCGCTACGCCCTTCACTAAAGGATTAGGCAAACTCTATTCCTGCGTTATATCGGCGGCTACAACCGACTGGTTAGTTCAGCAAAATCGCCTTGCGCCGTTAAAAGTGTTTTGCGGTACTGAAATTGATATGGAAGGCGCGAAAAAAGTCGCCGGTGAATGGTCAATGAATGAGGCAGGCGAACGCGGGATTAAAATAACCGGCGATATTGTCCAAGAATGGATTAAAAAAACCCATGAAGTCTTTGGTAAACCCCGTAAAACGATTGTCTTTGCCGCGAACGTGAAACATGCCGAAGATTTAGCGCAGCAATTTAGAGCCGCTGGTTTTAACTTTCTGGCACTCTCTTATCATGATGACAGCGAGTTTGTCCGTAATGCGATTAAAGAGTTCAGCAAAAAAGACAGCGCAATTGTCGGTTTAATTGCAACCGATTTATTAACTAAAGGCTTTGATGTGCCAGATGTGATGATTGGCGTTTCCGCACGTCCCTTTTCTAAATCATTGTCTGCGCATATTCAGCAAATGGGGCGGGTGATGCGCTCGCACGCTGGAAAAGACTTTGCCCTTTGGTTATGCCATTCCGGCAACTTCTTAGGCTTTGCCGATGATTGGCAGAAAATCTATTTTGAAGGCGTTAATCAATTAAATGATGGCGCGGAAAAAGCACGTAAGAAGCTAAAACCTAAAGAGAAAAAAGAGCGTCTCTGTGAAGAATGCGGCGCAGTCATGCCGCCTAAATCGCAAACCTGCGGACATTGCGGGCATGTTAAAGCCAAACAAGCGCAAATTATCCAATTGCCCGGGCGCATGAACGCCTTATCCGAAAGCCAAGTTTCGCAAGAAAAGCAACACTGGTATAGCCAATTGCTCTATATCGGACATCTGCGCGGTTACAAGGAAGGCTGGGCAGCCGTTCAGTTTAAAGAGCGCTTTAACGAATGGCCTAACGGCTTGAAACGCGAGGCTGCGCCTGTCTCGCCCTCTGCCAACCGTTGGGCAACCGCACGACTGATTGCTTACGCTAAAGCCAAACAAAAGAGGGCTGCGCAATGAGTACCGATTTTATCGCTTTCTGCCAGCAGCACGGCGTATTGCTGGAACAAACCCCGCCTATTGGCCGTTGGGTGCGCGTGAAAACCACCGACAAGCGTCATAAGCGAAACGGCGCGGTTAAGTTCTTAGGCGATTTTGGCTTAGTGCAAAACTGGGCGCATATGGAGCGACCCGCCCTCTGGCATAGCCAGCAGGCTAATGCGTCCGCTATCGATTTTGTCCGCGTCCAAAAACAAGCCGCACTCGCAAGGCAAGAGGCCAGCCATAGAGCCAAACAAGCCGCTGTACGCGCAGTATCCATGCTCGCTAAAGCCAAACAGGAATACCACCCCTATTTAGCCAGCAAAGGCTTTAAAGACCAATGCGGCGCAATCCTCGACGGGCAATTGTTAATACCGATGTTCGCGCAAGGCCGCGTTTGCGGGCTGCAAGTCATTCAAGACGATGGACAAAAGCGCTTTCTGCCCGGCCAACGTTGCAGCGGCGCGTCCTTTGTTATCGGTAGCGGCAAAGGCTTAACCGTACTCTGCGAAGGCTACGCGACCGGCTTATCCGCCGCTGCCATGCTTAAAGCGATGAAGCAGCCCGCCATTATCCATGTCGGCTTTAGCGCCGGTAACTTGCCCAAGCTCGCCGAACGTCTGCCGCGCGGCATTGTCCTTGCCGATAACGATAAAAGCGGCGCAGGCCAGCGTATCGCAAAGCAAATAGGCTGGCCCTACTGGATAAGCGATAGGCAAGGCGAGGATTTTAACGACGCGCACCAACGCTTAGGTGCGTTCCCTTTAACCCTGCAACTGATGGAGGTTATCCGCAAGGTGTAAAGGCGCTATCGGCAAGGGCAGTACAATCTGCCTTTCTCAATAACGCTTTAAAGACGCTGCCCTTAAGCCAGATAAGGGAAAGCCATTAAAACCGGCTTAGCGCTTCTCCTAGCAGCGCACAGCAGCAAGACGATTGGCAGACGTAATCTGCCTTGGTACGGCCAGACCGCATGACACCGAAAAGCCGCCGTAACCGTACCGAGAGCCTTACGGGGGACTATCGAAAGGGCAAGCCAAATGAATGGCTGATAGTGAAGTCGCAACAAAAGGTCAAGCCACGCGCAGCTTACGCCTGCGGTCAGTGCCCACTTGAACCTGCCCTTCATTATCAGTGGGAAGGAACGGCTAGGTAGGACGCTTTAACGGCGTGTAATCCTTCCAGTTGTGCAGCGTTAAACGGCACAACCCGCGAAAAAGCGACCGACGGCGACAGGGCATAACCTTTTGCAATCGTAAGCGTAGCGGACGAAATCATTAGGGTTTGTGGATACAAAAAATATCCGCATCCCTAGGTGATTTGTGTCCGCTATTTGCTCCCTCCCGCTCTAGAGCATTTAGCCCTTAAGCATTAAATGATTAGTATTAAATGAGATAAAACCGTCAATGGGTTTATTTTTTGTTTCCTTGATACATGGATTTATGGAATAACAGAATGATAGCGCTCAAAATCCCCGCCAGCCAAAACGTCTCCGAACGTCTGCTAACGTCTGCCAATATCGGTAAATATCTGCAAAAATCTGCTAAAAGCAACAAACGCCCGCTATCTCCTGAAAACCAGCGAGGCAGCGCCGCCGAAAACCTATTAGCGCTGCAATTAACCGCTGCTAATATCCCCTTTGTCCGCGAATACCGCTTTGCCGCACTCGCTACCGGCGGCACGGGCAAGGGACTAAGAGAACGCTTAAAGCAGGCTGGCTTAAAGGACTGGCGCTTGGATTTTGCCTTAAGCGATTACAAGCTCGCCGTTGAAGTCGAAGGCGGCGCGTGGATAAACGGCAGGCACACGCGCGGCAAAGGCTTTTCCGAGGATTTAATCAAATACGACGCAGCCATGCGCCTTGGCTGGAACGTCTACCGCTGCGACCCTAACATGATTAAATCAGGTAAAGCGCTGCACAGTATTCGAATAATGATTGCGCAAAATAAAGCAGTCTGAATATTTATTTTGCGCATAAAACCAGGCAACTATTTGCGCGATAATCATCCCCCCGTGTTAAGCTATTAACCCCTGTTTTTATGCGGATTTTGGAGGTTGATATGCACCGCCCCCGTAAAAATGCTTGGGTGTCGAAATACGAAACCGTCACCGTTGAACTCGTCCTGTTCGGCTTTCGCCGCGCTATCACCGCCACTATCGCGTCTATCGTCGAGATGCTCGGCGTGCCTTGGGAGCGCGTAAAAAAACGCCGCCAGCGCGGATGGTCTTGGAATGAAGCGCTCTTTACGCCGCCGCGAAGTGAAGGCTCGGCCGCCTTTAATCAGCCGCTGCCGTTCTAAAAAGCCTTGCGCTAATCCTTCGGGGACATATCGCTAGCATCCATCATCAGTAGAGGTGCGATATGCCCCATAAGACAACCTTTGACGCGGTAATCGCTACTAAGGCTTCTCAATTTGCTGTCGGCGGGTCTGCCGTAGGGGCGACCGCTTCGGTGTTTTCTATTGATTGGGTGACTTGGGTCGGCTTGAGTACCGGCTTAATCGCCTTTGCCGTGCAGATGTTCTTTAGTTGGCGGCAATGGCAGCGGGGCCGCAAAGAAGATGCCAGACGCGATAAGGAAGAAGCCAGACGCGAAGCCGAACACCTAGCCTATCTAGAAGCGCTGCGAGAAGGACGTATCACACCGCCCGCAAGAGGTCGCCATGAACCCTAAAGAAAAACTCGCCGCTTGGCTGCTCGCCTTAGTCGCTAGCGGCAGCGGCGCGTTCTTTATCGCGCAGGCGTTTATCAGTGAAAAAGAAGGGCTGCGCCTTACCGCCTACCAAGACGGCGCGAAAGTCTGGACGGTCTGCCAAGGCAAAACCGAAGGCGTAACCCAAGGCACGCGCCAGTCCAAGGAACAATGCAACGCTTGGCTGCAAAGCGAAGTGGCTAAACGCCTTACCTTCGTTAAAAGCCAATTCCCGTTTGAGTTGCCCGAAACGCGATTAGCGGCGCTCGCCAGCTTTTGCTTTAACGTAGGACTTGCCGCTTGCGAAAAATCCACTGCGTTCAGGCTAATCCGACAAGGCCAAACGCTACAAGGCTGCCGCGCACTGTTGCAATGGCGCTATATCACCCGTGATGGGCAAAAGCTCGATTGCGCACAAGCAAACCCGTATTGCGAAGGTCTCTGGCAAAGAAGGCAAGAGGAAGCGGCGCTGTGTTTAATGGAGGTGAATAATGACTGAGAAGGACGAAGACGCGCTGCAAGCGTTACTGCGCCGATTTGAGGCGCAATGTGCGTGGTATGACGAACAGATAACCTCGCTTAAGCAGCAGATGCAGCAGCAAACCGAAGCGCTCGCCGAAGCCAGCAAGATAAATCAATCGTTAGCCTCTGGCGCAATACAGGCAAAAGCCGCGCCCTCTTTAAGGTGGGACAAACCCTATAGCTACGCGCATTACCTTATCCAGCAGAACGAAGAACGCGCTAAAAAAGCGGTATCGACGCTGGATGACTTGGTGGCCGCAATCAAGGCATTGCCGAGCCTGCCATTGCCTGCCGTTCCCGAAACAGGGCAGCAAACGACTAAGCCATGCCGAACCACTGAGCAGTTTAAAGCCGAGAACGAGGCGTTAATGCTCGCCTCGCTGATGTATCCGCCACGTTACCTGATGCGAACAGGGCATGAGTGGGATGACTGGAACGGTTTGCCCGAAGAATGTAAAGCCAAACTACCCAAAGGCTGGGACACTTCGGGATACGGTATAGCTAGGTACTTGGCTGCTTGCCGAGTTCAGCAGTTATTGCGTGAGGTAGACAATGGCCTTTAATCTTAGAGTTCGGCTGCGCGATTGGCTTAATCGGCCAAGCCGCGCAGAGATGGCGAGAGAGGCTAAAAATCAGCAGAGTTTTCATCAGCGATTGCGCCACCTCCTTCATGCGCCTCTGCAGCAAAAAATTCCAGCCAATCATCAGCCCCCTGCTGCAACTGACGCTTCGCGGCAGACGACTGACCTTCCAGCATTACAGGGATGCAGCGCTTGAAAACGTCGCGCAGCTTGTGCTTTTCGGGGTGCGTCTCGATAACAGCCGCTAACAAAAAGCGCAGTAGGTGTACTTGTGTTTTCAGGTCTGGCTTTTTAACTTCCATTTTTTCGCCCTCTTTGGCTGTGGTCTGTGGAAAGTCCAGCCTATCAAATAGAGGGCGCTTTTTTAGCGAGGCAGGCAATGGCTAGGCTTAGCGCCGATAGCTGGGAAGATTTGCGGGCCGAATACCGCACCGGCTTATTCAGCAATTGCCAGCTTGCCGAAAAGTACGGCATTAGCGAAGGTGCTTTGCGAAAACGTGCCAAGCAAGAAGACTGGGGCAAGGATTTATCGCAGCAAGTCCAAGCGGAAATTAACAGTCGCCTGCAAAAGTACGAGCCGCAAAACGCAAAGTACGAGGCAGGCAAAACTCGTACTTTGGACAGCGAGATTGTCGAGGCCGCTGCCGCTTCCGGCGTGTTGGTTATCCAAAGACACCGGCGCATTCTCGATAAAGGCCAGTCTATCGTCGATGGCTTAATGTCGCGTATCGAGGCTAACGACGAAGAACTGCCGATGGATAAGCAGGTCGCTTTGGTCAAAGAGCTCTCGGTCGCTTCCAAAAACTTAATGGAACTCGAACGCAAAGCGTGGAACTTAGATACCGTGCAAGAAACCACGCCGCTTGAAGAACGGCTAAAGAAAATCCATGCCCAAGCTGCTTGAACTCGATAACGCCGATAAGCTGCTGGAAACTATCCTTAGCACCGATAGTGGCTTTGCACAGGCGCTGCTGCGTATCCGCACCAAGGAAGGCGCGCTTGTCCCGCTAGAATTGAACGACGCGCAAAAGGCGCTGCACCAAAAGCTAGAGCAGCAGAAAAAAGACAAGGGTTACGTTCGCGCTATCGTGCTAAAAGGCAGGCAAACCGGCATATCCACTTACGTCGCCGCGCGGTTCTTTAAGCGCACCGCTTATGACTTCGGCAAGCGCTGCATGATACTGACGCACTTAGACGCGGCCACACAAAACCTGTTCGGCGTGGTGAAAACCTACTTTGATTTAATCCCTTGGGAGGACATTAAGCCTGTACTTAAAGCCAATAGCGGCACGGAATTGTCCTTTTCCGCGCTAAGAAGCGGCTACAAAGTGGCGACCGCTGGCAGCAAGAACGCTGGCCGCAGCGACACGGTGCAGTTTCTGCACGGTTCAGAGGTCGCCTTTTGGCCGAACGCGCAGGCGATTATGGCCGGTCTTGGGCAAACCGTGCCGCTGATAGAAGGCAGCGAGGTGATACTCGAAAGCACCGCCAATGGCTTAAACAATCTGTTCCACCAGATGTGGTGCAAAGCCTGCGAAGGCAAAAGCGATTACATGCCGGTGTTTTTGCCTTGGTTTATCGAGAAAGCCTACCGCCGCCCGCTGCCTAAAGGCTTTGTCTTAAGCGAGGAAGAAGAGGCTTACATGAATGCCTTTAACCTCGACTACCACCAGATGGCCTTTCGCCGCGCCAAAATCGAAAGCGACTTCGCCGGTAACGCCGATTGGTTTAATCAGGAATACCCGGCGACCGCAGAGATGGCCTTTCAGCGTGTCGGGCATGTGGCGCTGATTGATACACTTAAAGTCTATGCGGCAAGGCAGCAGTCTATTCACAAAAATCATCGCCAAGGCGTGCACGCGGTCGGCCTTGACCCCGCTAGAGGCGGCGATACCTCAACCTTTATCCACCGCTGGGGGCGCAGCGCCTTTGATTTGGAGCGCATTAACAGTAGCGATACGATGGAGATTGCCGGTCGCGCCGCCCGTATGCTTAGCGAAGATGAAACCATTGAGCGGCTATTTATCGATATTGGCGGACTAGGCGCAGGCATTTATGACCGCCTCTGCGAGATGGGCTGGGGCAGGCGCGTAGCGCCAGTCAACTTTGGCAGCAAGGCCAGCGATACGCGAAAGTATTTCAACAAGCGCTGCGAGATGTGGGGACGCATGAAGGACTGGCTGCATGACCCCATCACGCCCGATATTCCCGATGATGACCTGCTGCACGGCGATTTATGCAGCGTGGCAGGCGATACCTTCTCAAGCCTTGGCCAGCTTAAACTCGAACCCAAAGAAAAGGTGCGCGAAAAACTAGGCCGCTCACCCGATGCCGCCGATGCGTTAGCGCTTACCTTCGCCGAACTGCTATCGCCTAAGCTCGAAACCCAGTACACGCCTAATTGGCGAAAAGAGCTACAACGCAAAATGCAGCCTAAGAATGCAATGACGGCTTAGTCAGTGATGTTTTCCACCCATAAGCCGCTTACGTTGAAAGCGATTAGAGCGCAGTGCAAAAGCTGGCGCGTTAATCAATGGCCTTTAACCAAGCAGCAGCACGCTAATTGGCTTGGACTTTCCCTTGCTCCACCGCCTCAAGCAGCAGATTGTCAATGCGCGTCTGCCAGCCCTTACCCGTTGCGCGAAAAGCCGCCAGAACCCGCTGTGAAAGACGGATGTTGATTTGCTCTTTCGGCGCTTCTAACGGTGGACGGCCGCGCGGCTTTAGCATCTGCGCGGCTCTTTTTTCACCAAAAATGCGCGGTAGCACTTCACGGGCGGGGCGCGAAGTAGCGAACCATTCGTCGTCCAGTTCGCGGGCATCGGGGTCGGCAGCGATACCAGCTTCAATAGCAAGGGTTTCTTCTTCCGTAGGAAAGATAGTGCCTGGTTTAAGTCTGGGCATAGCGGCGGTACTCATTAGGTTTGGCAGGGCGCAAGCTGATAACGCGGGCGAGGTCATCACGCAAGCAGTAAATCATTACGTACAGACGGAGACCGATATAGCCGGTGGCTTCAAAGCGCTGCTCAGGATAGTCGTAGCGGTCATCCTCGCGTATCTGCGCCGTATCCCACTCAAAATCCGCAGCAAGCGCTAGCGATAACTTGTGCTTGCTGCGATTGAGTGCATCTTTGTCCGCGTCGTATTCAATGTCGAGTTCCATTTAAATAGTGTATCCCCATTTAAAGAAAAAGCTAGCGTTTCTTGCCCATAAAAAAGCCCCGCTATTAAGCAGGGCAACATGGGAAGTTCTGGCGGTTCTTACAAAAAATCGCCTCTTGCTCGCCTTATATCTTCTTCGCTGA